GTCAACGCAGGGTTTATGGCAAGGCTTGAACAGGGCGAACAGGGGCTGCTGCACGGATCTGGTAGAGGGCAGGGGCAGGTACCTGCAGAGGAGATCAGGGGGAATGCTCTTATAGCGCAGGGTGGGATTCGGGCGCCGACAGAGCCGGGGGCCATTCGTGGAGCCCAAGGTGGCCTCTTCAAGCGTTCCGCACAGGATCCGAGCCGAGCGCAGGCTCGGGCGTTGGTTTCCGGCTCTGTGAGTTTGGGTGCGGGTCCGCCGCGGGCGGCGCACGCAGCAGGCATTGCCGTTGCTGAGCGGGCCGACATTCTGGACATCATGGGTGTTTTGGAAAACACTTTGAACGTCAACTATTTGTCGAATCTGCCGGGTATGGATATAGATGAGGCGTTCCGGCTGGCGCAAGTCACCCGGCTGGGGTTGTTGAACACGGCGGAGCAGGCGTGGGGTTCGGCCGGGGTGCGACGGTACATGCCGTTTCTGGGTCAGGGATTGGAGCAGCCCATCTCGGGTACGGGGAGGGAGGCGATTGATGTTCCCGCTATGCGGGCACGCGTCAATAGTCTTCAGGAGGCGTTGGAGGATCAACTGCAGGATGCACACACGCCGGGGTGGGGGGCGAGGGCTGATGATGCACTTGTTGAGTTAACCCCGCAGACGAACTATACGACTAACGTGGTTTCCCCTGTTCAGGTGGAGGCTCGGGCGTTGAGGGCATACGCTGAGGGGGATTCTTCTCTCCTTTCCGCAGCGTTGTCAACTCCGGGGGAACCGATGTCTCCGTCTATGGTGGATGCTGTTATGGGGCAGAGGTTGACTGAGGAAGTCAACCAGAGTCTTCAGGATATGGTGTACTGGGTTGACGCCAACCCGGGGCAGTATGGTGCGCCGATCTCGGCGGAACTCTCGGGTCCGCAGATATACCAAACCTACGCCGTCGCGGTCAACACGAACAGCGACTATCCGTTGGGTGCAATGATTGACCAGATCATTAACGCTGGTGCGGACCCGGACGTTGTCTTCCGACAGATGGTTGACGCATACCAGAATAGCACCACGGTTCTTACCACCCCTCAGGTGTATACGGCGGGGTTGTTGCATCCCAACCATCCTGCCGGGGTCTTCGGTGGCATCGCGTCGCCATCGCGGAGGACGATCACAGAGTTTACCCGGATGCTAACAGGCGATCTGGTGTACAATCCGGCGGCAGCGGCCGCAGGCGGGTCGATGTTCACGGCGGGCATCCCGCCGCAGATCGCCTCCGTCATCTACAACGCGCATGAGACGGGTGTGGGGCTGCGATCAAACGAATATTGGGATGCTATCCAGTCGGTGTTGGACAACTGGGGGGTGCCCAACAATGCGTTTGATCGGAGTGAACTGGTTGAGTGGGGTTACCTCGTTCAGCATTATGACCAGTTGCGTGGCGCCAACTTTCAGCAGGCGTCGTTTATGGCTGAGCAGCGGTTGTACGGTGCGTTCGATGATGCTATAGATCGTTCGGTTGTGAGGATCGACCAGTTGAGGGATCAGATAGCGACGATGCCGCCGTTTGACCCGGCGGCGAGGGCTGCCGCTGAGGGGCGTTTGGCGGCACGGCAGAGAACGCTTCTCAAGAAGGAGGAACTGGTTGAGAAGATCCGTTTGCAGCGTGTCACCATGGAGGCGAAGATCAGCGCGTTGGAACAGCAACGCAACGATTTGTCGAACAAGATTGGCACGATGCTTGGGCCAACCAACGGTAAGCCGTTTAATCTGAATAGTTTCAACGGTCAGGTTGATCTGTCTAAGGTGACTGCTGTCCAGTTGCAGGATCTGTTCAACGCCGGGGGGAAGCAGATGTGGGGTAGCGGGGCGTTGGACGAGTGGCTGATCGCTGGTAACGCCGAGTTCGCTGACGAGTTTACTTACGCCATGTTGGCTGCCCAGAAGATGGATGACCGTGTCGAAGTGAGCGGCTTCTTGAAGGCGTATGACAAGGCGCACAACTATCTTAAGGCGCAGATGGTAGCCACTCCCGGGTTTGTTAGCCGCAATCTTATGGGCGGTATGGTCAACATGTGGTTTGCTGACATCCCATTGTCGGAAACCTTTAAGACGGGGAGGCTGTTGAACAGGGCGTACAGGGCGGGGGATGGCGATCTGGCTGAGGGGCTGCGGAAACTTGTGGCTGCCAACCCGAGCAATGCGGAGTATGCGAATGCGTTGGAGATGGTGAACATGGGTGTCCATGGGGGCGGTCAGGCTGCGTCCATGGTGACTGTGGATCTGGGGAAGACCAACAGGATGGACTTTGTGTTCGGCAGCAAGACGAACACGAAGTATTCGGGTCGGATTAAGATGAATCCGTTGGATGCCGGGTTCTTCCTGTTCGCCGGGGTTCGCCATGCGAACTCGTTCGCTGAGGAAATGATGCGTTTGGGTACAGGCTTGTATGTGCGTCGGACTGGCGGGTCGATAGATGACGCTTTGGAGATGGTGTACAAACTGCACTTCAACTATGGTGGGTTGTCGGCGGCGGAGCGCAAGTTCGGTAAGCGGCTGTTCCCGTTCTATACTTGGACGAGGAACAATCTGCCGTTGCAGGTGAGTTTCTTGGCGAACAGTCCGGGTAAGTTTAACCGTTTGATGTCGTTGCGGCGCAACATAGAGTTGGGTGAAGAGCGTGAAGGCATGGTCCCCGACTACTTCATGGAGGGTTTCGGTTTGCAGTTGCCGTTCAGCATCGGTGGGGCGCAGGCTTATTCGCAGCCTGATTTCCCGTTGCAGGATCTGTTCAGGTTTGATCCGACGCAACGTGGTTACGGCAAGGCGATGGAGCAGGTGTTCTCGTCTACGACACCGTTCTTGAAGACCCCGATTGAATACTGGGCGGGCAAGCGTGTCTTTGAGGGGATTCCGTTCAGGGAAGAGTATGTGCCTGTGCCTGTGGCGTGGCGGTCTATCCCCGGGCTGATGCAGGCTGCTCAGACTTTGGGGTGGGCGAAGAAGAACAGTCGTGGCGAGTGGATGATGTATGACAACCGTTTGGCGGTGTTGGATAATGCGATGCCGTACATTGGGCGGTTGCGTCGGGTCATTCCGGAGGATGAGAAGACGCAGTCTCGTTGGATCCAGTCGGTGATGTCGATGTTCGGCGGTGTGAGCCTCAGGTTGAACACCCCGAGGGAGCAGCGCAATGAGCGGGTGCGTCGCCGGGTGGAGCGGGAGATGACCCGCGATGACCGCCGTTCGTTGGAAATACCTCAGAGGTAGGACTGTACAATGTACAAAGATCGCGGGACACGCGGGGCTTTCTAGTATGCAGTTCATTTCCCGACATGAGTGGGGGGCACACCCCCCGGCGACCCGTAGCGGCACGTTCACGCCGTTGCGTCCGGCCCGGGTGAAGGGCGTCGTCGTTCACCATTCGGCGGTGAAGGATGGCCCGTTGGGTTCTGCTGCGGTGGTGGCCTTTGAGGGCCACCATCTGCGTAAGGGGTGGGACGGGATCGCATACAATTTTCTGATCGATGAAACGGGGACTGTGTATGAGGGACGGGGATGGGAAGCGCGTGGGGGTGCTACCCGAGGGTGGAACGCCAAGTCCATCTCCGTCTGCTACACGGGACATGGCGATGAGAAGCCTAGAGCGAAGGTTCTTGAGTCGTTCCAGACTGTAGTCAACGAGGCTCATCGACAGTTCGGGGATCATTTGTGGCTGTCCACGCATCGGCGTAAGGGGTCTACAACCTGCCCGGGGGATTGGTTGGGGGATTGGGTTGAGGCCGGGATGTCGGCGGCAGAGAATCAGTCGAACGCTGACTGGGCTGGGATCATCGCCTACTTTCAGGATCTGAGAAGGCAGGTAGCCGCATCGCCCTTGGGGCGTTGGCCGCGGCGACGCAAGGGGGACGCCGTGCGCCTCGTTCAGCGCCGTCTGATAGATCGGGGGTTCAAGCCGGGGTATGCTGATGGCGTGTTCGGGAGGCGAACCGCTGCCGCGGTCAAGGAGTTTCAGAGGTCGCAGGGATTTCTGAAGGCAACAGGGGTGGTGGACGTTCACACGTTTTCTGCCCTGTTTACACAGTAAAGGAAACACGATGCCAAAGGGCAAAGGTTACGGGACGTTTCAGGAAACGTTCGGTTCGCAGGACAAGCAGTTGTACGATTCCACGTCTTCGTTCAACATGTGGGACATGTCGCAGATGGCTAAGAGGGCTGCGTCGTATTTGCGTTCCACCAATCTCGGCAACGCCAACAGCGGTGGCCGACCGTTTGGGAAGTAGGACACGATGAGGGATGGTTCAACTCCGAAGAATGTGAAGGCTGGCCGGGTGCTGGTTACCAGCGCCCAGCAGGGTACGATTTTCCGTCCCCCTGCGGGGCAGTCGAAGGCCGGGGCACGCAAGACTCTCTGGGATTGACGATGGTTGGGAAGAAGAAGCGGCCACGTCCAAGGTACTGACATGCCTATGAAACGCGGTCGTGACAAGGGTACGATTTCTACCAACATTGGGCGTCTGATTTCGGAGGGGTATCAGCGGGATCAGGCTGCTGCTATCGCGCATGATGTTGCGCGTCGATCTAACAAGGGGAAGAAAAAGTGAGTAACATGTTTGAGCGGGCAGCGTGGACGTTTGCCCAAGCGTTTCTGGCAGTGTTTATGGTGTCTGAACTGGCATCGGCAAAGTCGGCGGCGATTGCCGGGATTGCTGCGGCCCTGAGTGTCATCAAGACTTACGCCCGGGACCGTGTAAGGTCGTAAGCATGGATGCCGCTGAACTTGACGAGAAGTGGACCGAGTTTATACTGACTCAGGGCACGGAGGTTGAGCGGGAGATCCTTGCAGAGTTGGAGAACACGGCGCACCTGTTCGACACCGTGGATGGGAGCCACGCCAAGTGGTCCCCTGATGGGATCCTAGGGTTGCTGCTGGTGTTCAACGAGCAGGAAGCGGAGTGCCTGTTGGCGGCGTTCTACGCTGGCATGGATGGCGTGAACGAGGCGCAGGCTGCCTTCGGGGTGTGGGTCACGTCGTTAATGGGTATGATCCGACAGTGTCTTGCCGTAGAAGAGTAGCGACTCTTCGGTCTGGCCGAGCCATTGGCGTATAGCGGGGTGGCCTGCGATGGCGTTGACTATCTTTCCGCGTATGGTGTCGCGTCTGCGCGCTAGGGTGGTTTTGGGGCAGCCTAGTATCGCTCCGGCTTTGCGTAACGATAGCCGTTCGATGAGTAGCCGTTCCGCTATCCACCGTTCTTCGGGTTCCAACGCTTCGATGGCGACGCCGAGGATTTCCTTGATTTCCAGCATGGCTTCCAACGTGGGGGTGTTGGAGGCGTGGATGCCGTCGGGGCGTTCGGACAGCATCCGTTCGGTGTCGGTGGCGTAGCGTCCGTGGATGGGCGCCGCGTTTTGTAACGCCGCCTGTAACCAGTTGCGTTCTTCGTTGTATCCGCTGTCGCCGCTGAGCCAGTTGGGGTCAATCGGGTATTCGCGTTGCGTCCCCATCGGGCGTCCAATCAAACATGTTCGTCTTCAATTGCCAGTACGGTTTTTCACCGCCCGGGTCTTTGAATGTTCCAATGGTTGCTTGGTCGCTCTTGATGAGTTCACGCAGTTTCTTTTGGGAGGCCAGCGTGTGCATTGCACGGGTTGAATCCCAGAAGAAGTACAACACTGGCAGCAGTGGATGCCAGATCGTTTCGATTGTCACAAACTTTTCACACTTGAGTTTGACGCCTTTGCGGGGTGAGCAGCCCTGCACCTCCACGAAGTGGTGCCCCTCCCAGATGTAGTCGGGGGTGTACCGCACGGACAGGGGCAGCCTGCCGACGGGGAACGGTGGACGGTTCAGGCCATACCTGATCCATCCCCCGCTGTTGCGCTCAAACGCCGCTTCGGAGTCGTCACCCATCTTGTCAAAGCGTGTCTGCCATGACTTGGTTGCGAAGTTCTCGTACTTGGTGCCGTCAGTCTTTTCGCTCATCTACCTTCACCGCCATTATGCGAACTACTTGGATGTCGTCTTCCCACGCCACACCCGTGAGGGCATCAAGGGACAACTTGACATAGTTGTCGAGATCACCCCTGAGGGTCTTGGCGTCATGGGGTGACTCTACCACGGTAAGCAGCGTGCATGTGGGACTGTACACTAACAGGACTTCGACGGGACCGTCGATTCGTTCACCGACTTGGTCACGCCACGCTTGCGCCACATGATCTTCTTCTACGAGCGTGTCCTTCGGGGTGAAGACGTGCCCCTTCTTGGTGTGGCGTGGCCGTGCCTTTACCTTGGGTCGGCGGTCGACCCGCATCGAATAACTTTTCACGGTGTCATTCTCCGTCCCGATGCTCTTGCTGTTCCACTATGTTATCTACCTGTTGGTGGGCGGCAGCATAGTCTGTGTCCCAACCGACTATCCGACCGCCATCCCGGATGACCCAGTATACGCGAGTCAACCCGCCACCCATATAGATTGGCTGTTTCTCCACTGTCACAGTCATGGTGTAGACCCTCCGTTCTTCGGATCCCATGCTCGCTTCTTGGCTTCCAAGATCATCTTCCACAGGTACTGGCGTCCGTCCTGTCGCCTAGCGTACTTGCCACCCCAGTCTCGGTCGGCCAGTTCTAGTTCTCTGGCGACAGCAAGGGGGGTGTGGCCGTCCCTGAGCATGGCGCACGCTAGGGAGAACAGGGTCGCTGACCTGTCTCCGTGTGGCTTGTCCGGGGTGGGACGGGGACCGTTCTTCCTGATGACCTCTGAGAGCCCCCTCAGGGCCACGCTACGGCCAGCAGGCTCAGGTGGCACGTCCTCCCCTTGGATGGGCTCAGGAGGGCTGTATAGGGCTCTGACAGGCTCCCACTCTTCGGGAGTGACCCGTGTTGCGATGGCTTCCTTCGTGAACACGCCAATAGGAATCGTGCCAACCCGGGTCCCATGGCGGACCGTCTCGTTGTGCCCACCCGTCGGACGGTTCTTCCCATAGGGCAGACGCACCCCGTTACCCCACCCACGATCCGACAGTTCAACCTGTTTAGGATTTACCTCCTTGGTGGGGGCATCCACCACATCACACGCCCCGATCAGCCCCTCCCGTACCGCTATCGCTGGCACCGCCTCAACAAAGAATACCCACAGGTGATACCCCTTGGAACGCGACCGTTCCACATGGGACGCAACACCCAGTTGGCGCAGCACCTCGTACACGTTGCGGGCATGGACAAGCGACTCCTGTAGGCCAGCATCCCAGTCGACACACCCCCAGTACACCTTGAAGAAACCATCCAAATGGAAGAGGGGGTACACGCCGATGGCTGGCTCACGCAACAGATGGTCTTCGACTATCTCTACGAAGTCTTTACCGTCGGCGGCAACGAAGCCGCCGCTGTCCGTCTGCCACGGACGGAAACCCTTGCTGTCAGCCGGGTCGTCTATGGCTACCTTGCCGCCACGGAACAGCAGCGCAAAGTCGAACGCGACTTGGGAGTCGATCTCATCCACTGTCCGGCACCAGTTCCT